CATATCCTGAAGACGCATTTATACTAGACACAATTGCAAAGTTAGTATTAATCCCAGTTGGAGAAATTCCGGTAAGTTGAACTGAATCTCCAACATCAAATGGCGAATCAGTTCCTTCTGGAAAGTCTATAATTGTAGTTGCTCCAGTAGTAACTCCTACAACTTTTTGAGATTTAACTTGCCCTATACTAATAGTTTCTGAACTGTTAGCACTCACATAATAATCAATATTTGTTGAAACTGGATTAGTTCCAATTGCAACAAAACAATCTGAAGATACAGATACAACTCTCAATGTATCACTTCTTTTTGGGAAAATGATAGATTGAGCACTTGTTCCACTAATGGAAAACGAAGAACCACTACCTACTGGTTTATGCGCCATTATAGTTATTATATACTTATTAGTTATTTATTATTTTCAGTCTTCTTGCTCTTCTACTTCACTATCATTAAACATAGATGAAGAAACTTCTGGTCTTAAAGCATCAATTTTTTCTGCAGATTTAGAAAAAAGAATATCTTTAATTTTATCACTAATTTGTGATGGTGATTCGTCAGAAACGATCATATCAAGTAGGTCTTCCATATAGTTTATTTTTGTTGTTTTTTCTATTTATATTTAAATTTCACCACCTTCTGGTGCTTCAGTTGCAGAACCATCAATTTCTGGTTCTATTGGAACATTTCCAGATTGTCCTCTAATATTATCATCAGTAATTGGTTGTCCAGTTTCTGGATCTACCATTGCTGTTGGATCTGGAATAACCCCATCTTCAATTTCCTTTTTAATAATTTCATCTTGTTCAATAATTTCTTGATCGGTTTGTCTTAAAATATTTCTACGAACATAGTCTTGAGAATAATACTTACCTACATAAGGTTCTGCAGTTGCAACCAAGTTCAATCTCTCAGATAAGAGTTCTGCTTCTTTTAACTCTGAAAAATGATTATCATATAAAAAGTCATATTGTATATGCTGCTGCATTAAATCCCAATCCTCAGGAGTTATTATGTTTTTAAGTATAAGTTGAGTCTTTAGCATATCATTGAACATTTGAGAAAATCTTTTTCTCAAACGACTTACAAATTTAGTGAACTTTAGCTCATCCCTTAAAATTTCAGAAGATCTTCCAAGATTGAATCCACCTTCACCATCCATTCTTGATGGTGGTACATTTAAAGATCTATATAATTTTTTCTTAAAATACTCAATATCTGTAATTTCTCCAAGATTTTGGCCGCCAGGTAAAGTTGAAATTTCAGTTCCTCTTCCACCTTCTCTTCTTGGAAGCCAGAAATCTTCAAGCATACTCATAAACTTTTTATCATCACGAATTTCTCCTGTAGAAGCGTCATAAACAAGTTTATTACGATATCTCATCATAACATCACGAAGATATTGTTCTGCTTTTACTTTTGGAAGATTTCCAACATCAATATAAAAAATTCTTCTTTCTGGTGCTCTTGAGTTATGCACCACAATGCCGTTAGCCACGAAGTTATGCTTTTCGTGCTCGACTTCTATATCATAAACTTCCTCTTCGGAATGATACTCAACAGACATAATTTTCTCAAACTTTGGAAGTTCATACTCACTTAGATATAGTTCATAGCATTCTGTTCTTGGCATTAATCGAGGTTCTTTTTCCTCGCCAACGATTCTCATCTGCTCTTCCCTAATTCTATGGCGAATTTGACCAGAACATAAACCAATAGAAGTCCAAAGTTCTTTGATATCTTCAATAAGTTGTTTATTACACAATGAAATTTCACATGAGAATCCATTCACAAGATCACGATAATGACCATCAGCATCCAATAGACCAAAAACAAGTTGTCGCTTGATTTCATCTGATGCATTAAATACCCAACTTGGAATTCTCTTATTTTTTGCTCCTGGAATATAACCAAGAGAAATTAGTAGTTCTGCAGCAAGAGTATTACTTGTGATGTAGTTGGTGTATTTTCTATTCTTTAAATCATATTTTGTACAATTTCCGAAGAAAGTTCTCATGAGATTTGCATAATAAAGATTTTGCTCTTCGTCTTCTCCTTCAGCAAAAACAACTCTGTATTTACTTACAGACCCATCGCCAAGCAAGAATCCAAATAAACGAGCAAACTCCGGAGTTACATACTCAGGGAGACTAAGCTCATTATTGCAGAATCCTTCATGCTTCTCGTTATACTCAATATCATTTAGTTCTTTGAACTCTTCTTTAAGTTTAACTAGACTCGATTCTTCTAAATGTTGTAAGCCATAGAGGAAATTTCTAATTCTTAATTCTTTTACGCCAGTTTTTTCTGATAAAGTTTCAATAAACTTTTCTTTTCCTTCTAGTTTAAATGTTGGCCAAAATTGAGTATCAACAATTGAGTATGCTTTCTCTCTGACATCATTGAACAATACAATATCATTCGTAGATTCTGGTTTAATATAAGTCAGTGAATGCACTTTAGGAATTAGATCCTTGATGGGTACATACTTAACTTCTTTTGTATTAGAATCATAAACAAGAACAGGGTGAGTATCTGTTCCTGTGATGCTATGATGCTTTGATTTTACTGTATAAGTTTTCTTTGTTCCAGTTAGCCATTTATTGGTGACTGAAGTTTTGACTAGAACATCAACTCTGTTGTCGTAAGCATAAACAACATCACCAACATTGATGTCTTTGATATATGAGTATCCATTTTCTGTTTTAACTCGTGAATCACCGATCAAACACAAACGATAGATAACAAGAGAATCTTCAATCATACGAAGTTGATTGAGTGATTTAATTGCTTTATTTAAATATGATAAAGTAATTGATTTATTTCTATCAACTAAACCTGAAGTGCAATACGTGATTGCATCTTTTGCCATTTTAATGCCCCCAGATGTTACACTTGAGGACTTTCCAGTCATTGAACTGGTTGGATAAGACATTTTTGGATTATATATAAAATATTCCTCAATTTCGGGAAATTCATAATCCATTGGATCATTATTAATTTTCTTAATAAATGCACCATTTCCATTATTATCTTTCTTTTTTTCTTGACGCACATATTTCATTTTCATTGCGTCAATATATCTCAACTCCTTTATACCCTCTTGAGGTTTTTTTAGGTCAATTATTTTATGATAGTATAATCTACCATCAATATACCAATTTCTATATATTTCGTGTGACTTTTTATTAAAATCTAATAAATCTAAAATATATTTAAATTCATCTCTAATTTTTTTCTTTATTCCATCACTTGCATTTAAATTAGAAAGCTCAATTTGAACTGGAACATCATTACTATCCGATACTATTGCCTCATTTACAATATCTTCAATAGCACTATCCACTTCTGGATGAAGAGCCATTTCACGATATCTTTTAATTAGTTCAAATTCAGATTTATATACTCCTTCAATATCAACATATGAACCAAAAAATCCACTAGTTAAATAGTGATCAACCCCGTCTTCATTGTTAGGAACGACGGGGGATACTATACTAGGAGATTTTTTATCATCATCTTCAATGGAAAATCCAAATAACTTAGACATTATATACTTTTAATTACTTGCTACTATTTATTATTTAATTTCAGTGTTAGTTGCGTCTGTATTTTCTGCAGACCACCACTGTACTTGGAATTCTACATTGTACTCTTCAATAGTATCAGAAGAATCATATGAAAGAGAAATTTCTGATACATTTGTTGGGAAAATATCATAGAACTTATAAGTTCTTAATGGTGTAATTGCTGTATCATTTGATGAATCAGAATTTTTAGTTGAATTTATTGTTCCAGCACCTCTACCAAGTTGATGAACATATGCATCAGTCATATAAGATGTTGGATTTGTTGCTCCAGTGTTATTCTCTAATTTGCTGATATTATTCATCCAAAGCTCAAAAGCAGTTCTAAGCTTGAAATCTTCGTCATTAATCACAGAAACACTCCAAACATCAAATGTACGATCTCCTGCTACTTTTAAAATACGTCCTCTAAATGGGACATCAATTGGGGAAACATTTGATGCTGGAAGAGCAGCAGTTTTACATAAAAATTTAAATGTCTCAACTTCTTGACCTGCACCTGTTGACCATAAGTTTTGTAGTGGTTCTGGAAAACTGGGAATTTCCACCTCAAAAAGATTTGGTCTTGCTCCACCACCAGCAAGTCTTTCTTTAAAACCTGTAATTGTTCTGAGAGTTGACATTTTTAGAACCTCCGTGTGTAATTAATTATAATCAAATCAAACTCTTCCAGCTACTTCCTGGAAAGAAACTCCAGTTCTTGTAGCAACAAAAGTAAGAGTAATAAAGTTAATTGATTTAGTTGGTTTTAGGAAAATATCTGCCCTAAACTCATTATTATCAATAACATCTGGGGTGTTATTAGTTTCATCGCAAATAACTAAAAAGTCATACACACCTCTTTTTGCTTGAACATCTCTTAAATAAGGTTCAACAATATTTACAAAATTTGATCTCGTAATTTGATCATTTAATTCAAATAACTGAGACTGTGCTGCTCTTTGTAGAGATTGCTCTACAGTTAAGAATAGTCTACGAACATTAATCCTATCAAATGCTGAAGCATAAGACAACGCAGTTTTATCACCAAAAAGTAAAATGCCAACTCCAGGCTGATTAATTACTGAATTTACTCTTGCTTTATAAAGAAGATCTCTTTGCGCTTTTGATGGATTGTATGCAAGTTTAATTGCATTATTTAAAACACCTCTTTGCTGACCTGCAGGTGAGAACCAAGGATATCCAGTAACATTAGTTCTAGACATTAATCCTGCAATATCAGCATTACAAGGAATATAACGAAATAGGTTATTAAATCTATCATAAGTATACTTATATCCACTATCAAAGATTGCATAAGATGAAGAAGACACTGGAGAGAAGAAATCTATTATGTTATTTGTTTGTGTAGTTGTATTTGTAATATCAACTACTGCACTTCTATATGGTGAAATAACAGCAACACAATCTTTACGATTTTCTGCAATTGAAATAAGTTTATTTGCTTTTGCTTGTGATTTATCTTTCGTATCTAATCCAGGACCGTAAATTAAATAATCTACTTCAATTTCATCATTATTTGAGAATAAGTTGTAAGCAGTATTTAATGCTCCTAAATCAGCACTCATACCATTTCCAGAGTAATCAGTACCATCAGAAAGAGTGAAGGTCACATTACCAATTGCGTTAAATTCAGTGCCTTGTGCTTCTTTATTCCAACCTCCATTTGTTGTGGTGATTGGGGTAAATGATTCTGATTTTGTTCCAGAATAAGTTGTAAATCCAGTCACTACTGGTGTTATGTTGTTTATACTATCTGCATTAGTATAATAATTTGTTCCAGAATAAACATATTCTGAGAAATTTGCAAGATAATTTCTATACCAAGTTTTTTGTGGTGAATTTACTCCTGAAATAGAATCAGTTGCTTTAGATAAATTTAAATGCTTCTCAAGAATATTTCCTTGAATTCCAGTTACTGATCCATTATCATCAATAACTGCAATATGAATTCCATCATTTTTGCTATTTCTATCTAGAGCATACTGAGTAGTAACTGGTTTTGGTGCAATTGACTTCCAGTATAAACTTGTATTTGTAAGATTTAATGTTTGTTGATCATACCAATCTATTGCAGATGTAGAAGTTGTGCTAGAACCTGTATTAATTCCAACACTATTTACAAAGTATAAAGTATCAGATGTTTCAAAAGATGAATATCTAGATCTTTCTGCATAAGTTATTTGAGTTTCAGTTCCCGCAGAAGAAACTCTTGATACAATTTTTACGTCAATTGTAGATCCACCATTTGCACTATCAGTAGAAACTCCAGTAATAATTTCTTTCAAATAACCCGAAAAATTAGTTATAGTACCATCTCCAGCAATATCCGTGGAAATTCCTGATGTAACACCTGCTCCGATGGTAGCACCTAAAGCGGAAAGATTAGTTGTATTAATACCAATAATCTGATCTGCCTTATCATCAATTACACAAACTTTAAGATTATTTGCCCAAGTTCCTGGAGTCTTTGCTGCAAAGTGATAACTTCCAGTTTCTTGAGAATTATAATCATCAAAGTTTTTAATATCAACTGTTGTAGTATTATTATACCCAACTCTTGCATTTTTTAGATTATTATCATCAACTCTTACAACTTTTAAAATTCCACCATATGAGAGATAAGATGCAGCACTCATCCAATACTCATATTGTCTATCAGTAGAAAGAGGTTTACCAAAAGATTTGATTAATTCTTGCTCTGTTGAAATATCAATAGGTTCATTTACTGGTCCAATTGAAAATGGTCCAGCAATTGCACCAATATTATCTAATACATTTTCAGCTCTTCCTACGGTTAAATCAACCTCTCTGGTGATTATCCCAGGTGACAATTGGGGAGTTGCCATTTTCTCTCCTTAGTTCTCATTTATCTAAAAACTATTTATTATTTTGTTTATTTACATATAGTCCCACATATAAGACATATCACCATATTCATCAACAAACCAACGATCACCATTTACATCTACAAAATTAGTGCTTTCATTACCGTCAACTATAAATCCAAAAGGAGACATATCTTGCTCTATTTGATTTTTTTGATCTTCATACAATCTTTTTCTAATGTCTTGATCTGTAAGTTCTTTAAAATAATCTTGTGCTACTAACCAAGCATAAATCACTAAGCACATAGCTAAGTCATCATTACATCCATCTTCAGCTTCAAATGAATTTGTTTTTTGAATAAATGTAGTAAGTTCTGAAATTATATCATAATCATTAAAATATAATTTATCCTCTTCTATAATTGTTTTAAGATTTAATGCCCCAACTTTTTTAACAGTTTTTGACATCTTTACTCCAAGTTTAGTTTTCTTTCCAGAAAATCCTTGACCAACTACTTGACCAGCTCTTCCTCTCATAGAGCACATTAAAACATTTTGATATTCCAAATCATAATGTAATAACGATGCTACTTGATCTCCTATATCATTAACTTCACATAAAACATAAGCGTTATTATAATTTTTAGCAACTTCAAAAATTATATTTGGAAATAACATTGGTTTTATTTCATTATTTCTATATTTTGCTACCAATTTATGAGGAAATTGTGTTATATCAATAACCACGAATGCTGAATAATCTGCATTTACACCTCTTGCAACATCCACTGTAATTACATAGTCGTGTTCTTTTATTGGATTTTCATATATATCAAGACCAGCATTTCTTTTTATTGGTGAATCATAAACCAAACTTCTAAGTTTTGAAGGTGCTATAAGTGTATCTACAGATCCTAAAAATTCGCAATTATGTGATATTATATTATTTGAATAATATAGATTATCTGTACCGACATCCAATAAATCATAAAGATATATTCCTTCTTCCACTATTTCATTATATACTACTCTTTTTCCCTGCAATACATCATCTATTTTAATTGTTGATGCTTTAATTTTTTCTTTTCCAAACGAGTGATTATCGGAGCATTTTATTTCTGTCCCATCATCAAATATTAACCAATGATAAAATGGTTTGTAAACTTTTTGAATTCCAGAAAAATATTTAAATCCATCGGGAGTTTTTACTTTAATATTTTTATTAAGTTTAAACATTTGTCCAACATTCCTTTAAAATAATTCTTTTTATTCCCTATAATTCACATTCTTTCATATAATTTTTTCATAGTAATTGTTTCCAATTTACCATCATCAGACATTATTTCTAGATTAGTTTCTCCACTTAAACACTCAAATTCAACCTTAAATTGCTCTGCAGAAGTATTTGCGATAGTTTGCTTTTTCCATTCTTCATCTCTTCCAGGAACTTCTGACCAATGAACATCTGTTGGAACATACTCATTTTTCTTTTTTTCAGCATCGTGCCACATACGATAGAAATGATTCATACCGTGTGGAGTTGAA